CTGAGTTGTTAATGGATTGTGAAGATTGGTCAAATTGGGGTATATATGGACCATCTTATTTAGCACGTATATTAGCTATGGAACAAATTGAAGCTACAAAATTTAATACAGTTAACAAAAGGATCATAAAAGCACAACAAGAATTAGTTCCTATGATGAAGAAAGAAGTAACATTGAGAAAATTAAATCATAATTTGTTAAGAGCTATTCACTTAACAAGAGAATTCAAATATGTAAAAGGATTAATGTTAGGTATAGGATCACTTATTGTAACAATATGCTCAATTGGAATTTTCAAATTGTTGTTCTTATTGAATTTGAATTATGATGATCAAGAAGTTGTAGAAGAAAAATTCATGAAAGTCAAGAATGTAATTTATAAAGGAGAAAGAGAATTATATGATCCTAAAATCTCAGCTAATAAGTTGAAGAAATATAAATTAATTAATCAAGGTAATAATACTAAAGAAGCATCATATGGTGTTAGAAGAGTGATACCTGGATATGACTCAGACGGTATGCAATGGTTTGACATGAATTCCCAAGAAAATTTGGATGCAATGATTGTAGCTAGAGTAGCATTAACAAATGTAACAGAAAATTATGATCCAGATTATGAAATGATGTCTGAGATAGCTAAAGAACTAGGTGAGCAACTTAGAGAAATGGTTGCACCATTGTCAGATGTATTAGGTTTAGAGGAAAACGATGATTTCATTAGAACTAGGAAACAATATAACATTACCCAAAAGGAACAAATCATAAAAGAGGGTAGAGAATGGGACAATGGATCATGGCTTGAAGCATTAATGTCAAGAGAAGCTCGTTATTGTGCATTTATGAAGGATGAACCTTATCCAGAAAATAACAGACCTAGAGCCATTCTCGCTTCATCAAATATAACTAAGTATTATATGGGAAGAATATTTAATGAAATTGGTGAAGCATTCTTTAGCTTAGAACAAACAATTAAGAAAACCACAATCACAGACAGACCAAGAGTTCTTGAAGAAAGATTGGGAGGAGAAGGATATGTATATGGAACAGATCATAGCGCATTTGAAGCAGCTGCAACAAAAGATATACAAGAACACTGTGAACAAATTGTTTATTCAACAGTATATCCAGAATTAAAAGAATACTTTGAAGTATTTGCACAAGATATTATTTTCAGCGTTGGAAGAAGAACAAGCCACTCAGAACCTTCCACATACTTCATGCCATGTAGTAGATGGTCTGGAGCACCTAATACTTCCTTAGGAAATTCAATTACTAATTATGTATTTATTAAAATGTTAGAAAGAGCAACAAATAACTCATTCAAATTCTGTATTGAAGGAGATGATGGATTAATAGTTGCAGAGAAACCTTTAGATGAAGATTTCTGTCATAAATATGCAGAAAAGAATGGATTTTCATTAAAAATGGACAAACAAGAATCAATTAATACAGCAGGTTTCTTATCAATGTCATGGGATGATGAATTCAATATTGAATATGAAAACATTTGGAAGTATTTAGTTTCAGCCATCACATTTAGACCTTGGAAAGTTAGAGATTTAGATACATATTACGAGTATATGAAGAGTAAATTTATGTCATTATGTGTTATGATGCCAAAACATGAATTATTTATCGAAATCTTAAAGGGTATTGAAAAATTACAGCAAAGAAAAAGAATATCAATATTTGTTAGCAACAAAACTTGGACTTTGAAGAAGTATGAAGAATTAGGAATTAATTATGAACATAATGCAAACGGTTCAATTACATTAAGAGATGTTATTAGTACTATTGAAAAGAAGATGAAACCAGAATATTATGGAGAAATTTATATGAGATATTGTATAACAGATAAATTAGTAAAACAATTAAAAAGAGAATTAAATTCAGGTGATGAAAAATTATTTAATCATGCTGTAAGAGAAATAATAGAAATATACCACACAAGAATATCATGTTATGATGATCTAACTGAATATTAAGGTCTGTTAAATATAAATTATATTCATCATTACCTAATACAATGCGTATGATACTAAATGTCGGTATCGGTGAATGTCAGGAAAAACTTCACAAAAGGTAGGAGCAACCAAAAATGCCAGTCAAATTAAACAAGTTAACAAAGCTGGAAAAGCTAAAAGAAATTATTCAAGAAGAAATAGACGTAGAAGATTTATTAGAAGTAATCTTAATACTACTAAAACATTGATAGGTGATGTAGGTCAATCACAATCAGTAAAATTTTCTAAAAAGGAAGTATGGTTTTCACATTCCTTTGCACAAGGAACAGCCTTGGCAACAAAGAAAGTTAAATTTGATACGACAACTGGTCCAGCATGGTTTAAGCAAATGGCAACCATGTATGAAAAATTCAAAATTCATGGAGTTAATTTATATATTAAATTTGGAGGATCAGCAATGACCAAAGGTATTTATGTTTTAACTTATAATGCAAATGAATCTGCTTATGCAACAAATAAATCATTTGAACAGTTATCATGTCAAAAAGGTTCAAAATTAATACCAGCAGCAAGACAAACAGGAGCTTTGCACATTAATGGAAGCTCTTTAACTGGATATTCAACATCCTTACCAACCGAAGGAAACAATTATTGTTTTGATGCAATAGTAGCTGGTATTCCAG